ATGAAAGAATACAGAAAATGGCTCAAAGGGATTCGAACTCTCGACTTGCAGTTCGAAAGAGACTCAATGGAATGGGTGGCATCCTTCGGCTCAAATGATGAGGTGAAGAGAACAGCCAAGGAGAAAGTTCAGTGCGTCTTGCAGGAGATTCAACGCAGAGAAGGATTTGTAGGAATATCTTAACCAAAAAAACCAAATGGAAGAAACCATACCAAGTTGGGTCATCAAGGCTATGACCCCACTCGACCACAAAAGAGACTGCATGGCGTTTTGTAGAGACTTCTACATAGCCATAAGACTGCTCCCAAACGATTTAAGGCTCGAAGCCTATGACGCGATTATGGACTACTCATTCCAAGAAAGAATGCCACAAGAAGGCTCAATAGGCAGACTGGCAGTTGGAATGGTTGAAGGCAAAATCGATTTAGACAACTTCGAACATACTTCGAACAAGTTCGAACATGATTCGGACTATATATCTAATATAGATAATATATATAAAGATATTACTAATAAAGAAAAAAGAAAAATATATAAAAAGAAAAAAGAAAAGGAACTCGATTCGGACAAGCAAGAGAAGTTTGATTTGTTTTGGAAAATCTACGATAGAAAAGAGGGTAAGAAGATGTGCGAACAGCTTTGGGAAAAATTATGTGAAGAAGATGTGGATATGATAATTAAAACCGTACCTTTGTATGTTCGTTGGAAGTCCGATGTGAAGTATAGGAAGATGCCAGCGACATACCTACGGCAGAGATGTTGGGAGGATGACATACCAAATGAATTTACCGAGCAACCAAACCAAGTAACCACATACCAACCCCCAAAAGATGCAGTATATTGACCAAGTGCAAGGGCTTGTCCTCGGAATCCTAATGAACAAGGATATGAGGGGAGAGGCCGGGATAGTGAACATGCGCGATGAGCTGTTCACAGGAGAGTACGCTAATTGCTTCCGAGCGATTAAGACACTCTACCACGAGCAGAGACCGATAGACCCTATCTCTGTAAGCAAGAAGATGAAAGAGCTGGGGTTTACCCCTGACCTTCCGAGTTACGCTGTATGGCTCGGTGAATCACCCATGGCGGTGATGCATTGGAAAACCTACAAGGCAGATTTGTTCGAAGCCTACAAAATGAGAAGGCTCGAAGAAATTAAGAAAGACTTAGCCAAGAACTTCGATATCCAAAAGGCTTTCGATGACTTTACCGAGCTCAATGGCGAGAAGGAAGTATCCGCTTCAATGGATGCCTATTCAGCAGCTATCGAACTTACCCAAAAGCTGATTCGCATTAAGGATGGCAAGGAGAAGATTACCCTAAGCCCTACCTACCTCAGACCACTCGATAAGATTATTAGCGGATTCACAACCCCAGACCTTATCCTGCTTGGTGGCAGACCAGCACACGGAAAGACAACCCTCGGCCTTCAGTTAGCCTTCAATATGGCTTTCAATGGACATTCCATTGGCTTCGTTACCCTCGAAATGAGTAGGCAACAACTTGTATCAAGGCTCGTGTCGAACATATCAAGCATCAACGGACAAAAGTTCAATAACGTGGATAAGGATATGAGCATAGAGGAAGTCAATACCATTGGGAGGCATATCGACCGCATTAAGAAACTCAAACTCTACATCTCCGATTTGCCACAAGCTACCACCCAATCCATAGAGGCAGAAGTGGTGCGCCTAAAACGCCAACACCAAATCGAAGGGATATTCGTGGACTACCTTCAACTCGTGAGCCCTATAAAGGAAGATGCTACCAAGCAAAAGGTAGAACAGATAACCAATATCTCGAAGCAATTTAAGGCACTAAGTAAAAGGCAAAACATTTGGGTATGTGTTATATCCTCTTTGAGCAGAGATAGCGAGAAAAGGATAGATAAACGCCCCTACACGAGTGATTTGAGGGAGAGCGGTCAGCTTGAGTATGATGCAGACAAAATTATCTTCGTTCACAGGCCTTCGGCTTACTTAGCGGAGGATGACCCAGAGTTTCAGAAGCTCGATAATCTAATGGAGATAATAGTCCGAAAGAACAGAGCTGGCGAAACAGGAACGGCAATAGCCAACACCGATTTGCGGTACACGAGGATAACGGAATTTCAGTCAACCGATGTAAACCCATTCTAATGACAAGCAAGAAAGACATAGAAACAATGGTTTACATTACGGATGTTGTTACCAACTACATTGGCATTCCTAAGGAATTTGTCTTTGAAAAGAGCAAAAAGAGAACCATAGTTACCCCAAGGACTCTTTGTATGGCTTTTTCAAGGGAGTACACAAGGGCTACCTTGAAGGATATTGCTAAATTCTACAACAAAAAAGACCATTCAACGGTTATCCACGCGGTAGATAATCATAGATATTTATTAGATTATGATAAAAAATATTCCGAGATTTGCGAAGAGTTAAAGGAATTATTTAATAAAACACTACAAAAGAAAACGAGAATGGCGGAAGCCTATACCTTGAAAAAGGGAGATAAGTTATTCGGAATATTCAATCAATACAAGAAAGCCGTTAAAATTGCAGAAGAAATTTTAGCAGAAGTCGTTGAAATAAATTCTATGAACACTTATGAAAGAGAAAGTAGTCGCTAAGTCTGCCTTTGAGCTTTTCTATGAATTTATAGTTTCTCAACCAGACGAGATTAAGAAGAATGATATCATCATGCAGCTCAGAAAGTGCCAAAAAATCTTTAAGAGTCAAATCATGAGGGCATATACCTCCGGATATGAGAACTATGTAATACCAAGAAGATGTTTTTGGACTGGCGAGAAGTATTTCATGGTCAAATACGGAGATATAGACCTAAGCGGAAAAGGAAAAGGAAATATGGCAGTAAGAAAGCTTATTTCGAAAATAGAACCAAAAAGATTCAACCCATACACTAAATCATATAAACAAAAAACAGATGAGTAAAAAACCGATTGTTTACGCCCAAGGTCTTTATGTCAATGAAAAGTACGTTAAGAACCTAAAAATTGTCGACTTGAACATTAAAGCCGATAAGTTTATCGAGTTTATTAAAGAAAACACGGATGTCAAAGGGTACGTCAAAATCAATTTATGGCCGAAGACCGAGCCGGACAAGTTCGGCAGCCACAACGCAATCCTTAACGATTGGAGACCGACCGGTTACGGAGAAAATAACCCAAGCGGAGGCTATCAAGCTCCTCAATCAAACGACCTCCCGTTCTAAATTCGGGAACAAGAAAATCCTCGAAGCCGATGGTACGAGGTCGGACAGCAAACTTGAGTCTTATTTGAAGAGGAGGCTCGATATGCTTAACATCTCGTATCATCAGCAGGTGAGCCATGTACTTATGCCCTCCTTCCGCTACAAGGGAGATTTGATTAGGCAGATAGCCTACAAACTTGACTTTGTAGTGGATGGGCGGTACGCGGTGGAAACGAAGGGGTTTTTTACTGCCGATGGGAAGATTAAGTGGAAGCTTTTTCTTCACCAGTACGGAGATAGATTTGAGGGATGCCTTATCCTTCGAAACCAAAAGCAGTGTGATGAGTTTGTTTCTCGATATTTGCTCAAATAAAACTAACCGATATGCCTGAGTTCAGAGGGTGGCAGATAACCCGTTCAACTGCCAAAGGGAAGAAGTACACAGCTACCAAAGGGGATAAGACCGTTCACTTTGGAGCACAAGGGTACACGATAGCCCCAGGAACACCCAAGGGCGATAACTACTGCGCTCGTAGTGCAGGTATTAAGAGCGAAACACATTCCCCCAATTGGTTTGCTCGTGCCCTATGGTCTTGTCGTGGCGATAAGAGCGCGGATAAGAGGCCATTTTACGGAGAGATAAGTTTGCCATGAAACATCCATTTTTATCATTAAAGGCAGATATTCCTCAGTTTAAGGAGCGGAAAAGGATTTTGGTTTCTTTTAGTGGAGGAGAAACATCCGGTTTTATGGCTGCATGGATTATTGAAAACTACTCCAAAACACACGAAATACGATGCGTTTTTGCTAATACAGGGGAAGAAAATGAAGAAACTCTTGTATTTGCAGACAAATGTGATAAAGAGTTCGGCTTAAACTTAAAATGGGTTGAGTATAAACACAGAAAGTTTGTTCTTAAAAACTTTAATAATGCTTCAAGGAATGGAGAGCCATTTGAAAGATTGATTCAAGACTTTGGTATTCCTACTTTTGGAAGTCCAAGTTGTTCAAGGGTACTAAAAGCAAATACAATCGCTAATTATACCAATTTTACTGGGTGGAAGCGTAACACATATTTTACTGCAATCGGCATAAGGGTTGATGAAATAGATAGAATGTCATCTATCGCCAAAGGCAAGGGGCTTGTTTATCCGCTTGTGAAATTGGAAGTAACAAAGCCTATGGTCAATACATTTTGGAGAGATATGCCTTTTAGACTAAACCTAAAAAGCTATCAAGGGAATTGTAAGACTTGTTGGAAGAAAAGTTTTCGAACTCTTGCTTGGATTATGAAAGAGAATCCACAGCATTTTAACAACTTTGAGAGATGGGAAAATGAGTATTATGATAAAGCTCCGCTTGTAAGCAAGAGAGAGTTCTTAAAAAGAAACATTCACATGAAGTTTTTTAATAAAGGAATAGGAGTTGAAGGGGTAAGAGAAATCGCTAAAAGCAAGGAGTTAGGAGAGCCCATAAATAATGCTATTGAATACGTTGGAACTCAAATAAACGGCCTTGATATAGACGAGGGCTTTGGTTGTAACGAATCTTGTGAAATATATTAAGCTATGCTCAAAGAAACTAAGACCTTAATGGTCTATCAACTCAGAAACAACCTCGGACAAATCGAGGGACTGCCCAAGAACCCAAGGCACATCAAAGATGAGAAGTTCGATAAGCTCAAAAAGAGCATAGAGGACAACCCTGAAATGCTTAAAATCAAGGAACTCGTTGTATTCCCATTCAAGGAGAAAGGCGATAACCCCTCTCAGCAGATGTATATCGTAATAGGCGGAAATATGCGCTTATACGCACTCAAAGACTTGGGGATAGCAAGTGTACCTTGTAAGATTTTGGATGCCTCTACGAGCGTAGAAACGCTTAAAAAGATAGTCATTCTCGATAACGCCTCCTTCGGCTCATACGACTATGACCTATTAGCAAACGATTGGGAGCAAGAGATGCTCGAGGCTATGGGATTAGACTTATGGAACACCTTGGAGAAGTTTGAGGACTTGAACTACAACTCTGGGGAGGATGAGCCAAACGAGAACGACAAGCCCAACAAGAAGATAATCTTAAAAGTAACCTCGGCTCAACATGCGGAAATAACCGACTTCCTTCTCAATCAAGGGGATGGGGAGAGTTTAGAAGTGGGGATGCTATCAGTAATGGAAATCATTAAAAACCAATAATATGAACTTCGAACAACTAAAAGAAAATGTAGTTCAATGGGCAGACGATAAAGGACTGCTCGACTACGAAAACGCCCCCAAGCAAATGCTTAAAGTGGTGGAAGAACTTGGAGAGCTATGCGGCGCTATCGCCAAGGGCAAAAGAGCAGAGGAGATTGATGCCTTCGGAGATGTTTTAGTAACCCTAATCATCCTTGCCGAGCAAAGGAATGTTTCATTGGTGGATGCCCTTGAAGTAGCCTATGATGAGATTAAAGGTCGTACTGGCAAAAAAGTAGATGGCGTTTTTATAAAAGACAACCTATGACCATTGAAGAACTAACGCACCTGCTGAACCTGATGGATGCGGATAACAAAAGAACGCGGGAGGCTTACAAACTCGGAATCGACCTGACCGAATTTAGAGAAAGCGCACAAGAAGTCATCGAACTTCTGTTGAAGCACGTATTTAATGAAGAGCAGTACGAGTGCTTGACTTGGTGGATGTACGAGAAGGATTTTGGGAGACGTGCGGATTTGAAGATGTGGGACAAGGATGGGAAAGAGATTTGCCGCACGGTGGAAGAACTGCATCAATTTTTGTTTGCATGAGCGATAAGATAGTCGAGTCAGTTATTGACCAATTTCGGACAAGAGCCGAGGCGGGCAAACGCAAGTACGGCACAACGATGGAGCGCGATGACCTTACCTTCATCGAGTGGATTCAGCATCTGCAAGAGGAGTTGATGGATGCCGTGGTATATATCGAGAAGATTAAGGCTGAAAAGTAGGTAGATTTGTATCAGCACTACTAAATAAACATTATGGCTAAAGCCACATTAGAGTTCGATTTGAGCGATTTAGGGGAATCCCTAATCTTCCGAAGGGCTATCAAGGCAGATGCATTGGCAACAGCCCTACAAGAGCTTTATAGCCTCGCAGAAGGCAACCAAGACATAGAATGGAGGGATAACATCCGCTCAATTATAGAGTCGAATGGGATAGATATAAACGATATTCTGTTCCTATGATTATTGGATGGCTATAATTAAAGCCGCCCCAGCACCCACTTTGAGTGCCGTATTCAAAACCTTCCTCCTACGCTCACTCCTACGAGCACACTCACTCAACTGCTCCTCCAAAGTCGCTATCCGCATAGAAGCCAAAGTATCCGAATCCCTATAAGTCCGTATCTGAATTTCAGCAAGCTCCAAACGCTCCATAGCCAATAAACCAACCTCCCTACACGAGTCTAATTGCATGGGCAGGTAAACAGGAACTTCTATCGTGTCGTTTTTAGCCGTTTTTAGCACTTCTACGATGCGTTCTCTCCATCTCTGCTGTACTACTACCATCGTATCCCTAATCGTGTCTCTACGAGCCTCTAAATGCTTAATTTGAATATCCTTCTTTTTGACCTCTTCTTGGTAGGCAGAGGCTTCTTCGGAGCGAACTTTCTCTTCGGTCTTTTTTGTGTAGTCGGAATATAGCCAGTACACCCAAAGCAAGATGGCTAAGGCAAGGATAATCCGATAGGCTTGGTCTTTCATTTCCGTTTACGAGCAGCGGAGTAGGCGATAGCAGCTATCTGCTTCCTACTCCTTTTCTTGCCCATAGGCTTTTCCTTGTTGGCTTTCGTTAGTTCGGAGATATTGGCGGCTACCGCCTTACGCATTCCCCCCTTACCCTTGGCTTTCGTTAGTGGCATCTGTCTTAGATTTAATTTTGTCGATGTATTTTTTCTCAATGTACTCAACTACGGTAAGTCCAGAGTAGCCGAGTATAAAGGCAAATCCGTGTTCTGCTCCATCAATCCCGAGTTCTACTATGTCCATAGCAATCGGAGTGAGGTAGGTAGCAGATAGAGTACCTGCACATACAGCGAGTAACCTCTGCCTCCAATCCTTAGCCCTTCCGAGTATTAAAAGAGAGCCGAAGAAACCACTTATGGCTAAGCCTAAGTTTATCCCTAAAGACATTAGATGTTGCCGTATTTCTTCAAAAGAGTTCATTGTCTATCTTTTTAACGGCACAAATATAATAAGCCTCTAATTAGCGTTTTTTCGCTCGTTATAGTCGTTTGTATAGGCCTCGTCCCAACCAAGGAAGGTATGCACGCCCACGGGAGGTGGCCACGTTTCAAACTGCTCCCAATCGGGTGCGGGTTGGTCATCCCACAGCAAGTCCACGCAGTAGGTGTTGTCTATTTCGCCCAACTCAACGCAGGTGGCATCGGGTTGCGATAGTTGATAGAAAGCCTCAAATTCGGCTTGGGTTGGGAAAGCGTATTTGCGGAATGTGGCCATTACGTTAGTCGGGTTATATTGGCGAGTTGGTCATTCGATAGCCTTGTGGTGTAAATTGCGGCGGCGCGGAGGCGTGAATTGATTAGGCTTGTTGTTGTCGTATCTTCAATCTTGCCTACATTAACGGTATTTAATGTGGTCGGGTATGCCGCCGATGTTCCTGAAACTACCGCCCCACCATCTAAACTTGCCGTCATTGTTCCGCTTGCGCCATTTTGTTCGTAGGCAAATGCAACTTTATGAAATCCATCGGCAGGGTTGCCCAAAGAAATAGTTGTACTTTGAATTTGCGCTCTTAACGCATTACCTGAATAAACAAGCATTATTCTATTTGATTGATTTCCATCGCTAACCGCCAAAATTCGCCTCGTACTTGTATCAGTTCGCATTTCAAACTCCGCATACAGCGTTCCTTGTGTCTGCCCGATATACCCACTCACCCCCGACACTGTGCAAACCTCCGCGGCGCGGGTTGCGGATGCCGCAGTCGTGGGGATGTACGAAGTAGGGATTGCGCCTGTTTCGAGTTGTGCGCCCCAGCCGTAGAGAATGTCAGTAGTTGTACCTGCAAAAGAAGGGCCACGAGTATCTCCGCTTGCGGTAATTAAATTAGCAACAAATCCAACGCTTGTAGTAGTAACATTGCAAGTTGCTGTAACCCTGCATCTATACCATCCATTGCCGTAATTTTCAATGCTTGCAGCCCTGTTGCTATCAGCACTAACCGAACCTGTGGCCGCAATCGTTCCTAATTGTAAATCAAAATTTGCATAGAATCCTTGCGTAAATGTTGCAATAGGTGGTGTTACTTGCACATACCTTCCTGCACTTCCTGTGCCTTGTTTGAAGAATCCCGAAAACGTGTGAATCGTGCCGCTTGTAAAATTTATCAAGCCATCATTACTGACTTTCAAGTGACCTACATTCCCACTTGTAGGACTAATTGCATTAGCCGTATTCGTGCCAAGCGGGTCAAGCGTTCCAGTTGTTCCTGTTGCCGTTGTGACGTTTGATGATGCATCAGACCTCCACCCACTCGCAAGCCAGTTTTGACTTTGCACAACAACATTCGTCCCACTCGCCTCAATCAACGCGGCTGGGCAACCGCCTGTAACTGGGTAATCCAAGCGAAGCAATCCCGAAGCCACACTTTCAATCAAGCCACTCGCATTCACCCGCGTGGCGGTGGTCGCTCGCGTGAAGGTGAAGTCAGGCGGTGCGCCATCTCTCGCCACTCCAAGCATATCAACGCTCACAAATCCACTTGCCGTTCGGATGACAGGCGTAGCAACACTACCCTTTTCCAACTGCGGAGATGCTATGCGAATCGTGTAGTTCAACACCTGACCGCTTGCTATGGCGTGTCCATAACGCGTTCTAATTCTATCAGCACCGCCTGTGCCTACAAGCGTTCTCGTAAGACTATACCTTGTAAGATTTGATGTAATCGCCGATAAATCTAATGAAGTGCCAGCCACAAATGTTGTTCCTGAAACCTCTTGAATTTGATAGTTAGGACTAACTCCCGAAACCGACCCAGACAATAAAGACATATAGAAACTGGCCGTGTACGTCATCCCTGAGGCAAATAACAAATTACCGCTGACAGTTGAAGTCACAGGTTCAGGCCGCAAATTAAAATTACCCGAAGCCAATGCCGTGCCGCTTACCGTTACGTCAATGTAGTCCACCAACGTGCCATCAGCCGCAGTCGTCTGGCCGCTCGCTGAATAGCCAATAGTAATCCCAGAAGGTGGCGCGACAACACTCCAAGTTGTAGGTGCTACCGAACCAGTCGCACCTGTCATCGTGTTGTTTTGAATGAAGTTGGTGCGCGTATTGGGGAGTTGATTGTAAGCCACCCCATTCCTCGTTAATTGAGGGACAATCAATATGGAAGGCTGAACCGTAGTCCTACCCCTTAAATCAAATACCCTTCCATCTAAACAGCCACCTGAAAACTCACGAGAGCCAGCATCAACTTGCGCCCTTGCAAAAGCATCGGCATCATCCTCGGAATAGTTCCGAGTAACATGAAGAGCATTCCCATTTATGGAGAAACCAGGTATTAAAGCCATAGTTAGTTGAAATATCCAAATACATTACCCCCTGAAACAGTTACCGAAGCGATAGTCTTGCCCTCATTAGCACGGATAATCATTCCGGTATAAACGGTAATGCCCGTTAAATTCATAGCGGTGAGCATAGGAACGCCACCACTATCGGTTAAAGTCGTGAAAGAAGTAGAGGCATTCACCATAATGGCGGTGTAAACCTTTCCAGTAACCGAGCCTGTAACCAACTCCATTTTAGAGCCAAGGGTAGGGGCAGAAGCGGAGTATGCGAGTTTAAGGTTTAAGTTGGTAATGAAGGCAGTAGCCGTAGTTCCTAATGCCACCAAATCAGTATTGGAAGCCGTTAAGGTAACGCTAACCTCCCCCTCGGCATAAATACGGACTAACGTTTCCCCAGAGGTAGGGTCAAGTTCAACGGTGATAATATCAGCATAGTTCACATAGAAAATCCTCCCATCAGCGTAGGTAAGGACAAGCTGTGAAGTTCCAAGGCTGAAAGCAGTTAATCTTGGTAATGCAGGCATCTTATTGTGTTTATGGGTGCTAAATTACGATATTCTAAATTGTTGTTTTTTCGGCTACAAAGACACAATGCTCAAAGAAGCAGCTACCGTATGGATGTTGTTTGTAGCCGCTACGTTCTTAACCCTTATGCGGATAGTATTATTCGTGGATAGAGTGGTAGCCGCAGCCAAGAACACGGACTCACTTTTGCTACCAGAAGGTAAGACACAAGAGGCAATCCCTCCTGCCAATATCGTACTGACCTTGGTAACCGCAAATCGAATATCCTCGTTGTTATTGCCGAAAACATCCGCACCAACCAAAATAAGGAAGGGCTTGGTAGCAGTGCCAGTGTAGGTTACAACCCCAACAGAAGAAACCGAAAAGTCCGAAGTATTAACAGCAAAAGCAATCGAGCTTCCTACAATTAAGTTCGTATATGTGTTCGCCCCTGGAAAGCTCGTTTCAAAAGTACCACTCTCATCGGTAAGCCCCCAAGAGCAGTAAGAAGATGCCGAGCCCACAATAGAGCTTAAAGCCACCTTCTTAGCCGAACTAAACCCTTGGGCATCAATAGCCAAAAACTCCGAGCCAGTAGTCGAAGAGGCCAAATCTAAATCCTTAATTCTTTTTCGTGCCATTTTTAGTATGTTAAAGTTGTACTACCATTCGAAGCTAAGTCATCATCCAAATTAACGGCTATCGCATTCAAATCACAAGCAGCCGCTTGATTCAAACACTTGCTATCAATACGAATGGTAACATCAATAGACAAGGAAATAATATAGTTGGCAGTATCCCAAGAGATAGAAGCCCCCTCAAACTCAGAGCGCAAAACAGTTGATATATCGTAGTCAATAGAACGAACATCTATATCTACATAGACAGCACCGATAGTGGCAGAAATTGAAGGATAAGTGCCTGTAACCTTAGCCCTAATCAACTCACCCATCTCGAAGTTACGATACTTCTTCCTCTTGCCAATAACAACCAAAGTCATAGGCTGCCGAATAGAAATGAGGTCTTGGCATCCAACAAACGCCTCATCGAAAATAGGCTCACTCGTATCAGCACCACTCAAACGAATGTAGGCGATACCCTCACTCCACTCATAGTCGTTTACAACGTGCCGATACTCTCCATTGTTGCAGTAGATAGCAGGGATGATACTCTCGCCATCCGGAAGCATCTCAGCAAATCCATAGTGCCGAGCTACATCGTAATCACGAAGTCTATCTAAAATGCCGTTTACGATAGTTATAATCATATATTCTTAAATTATCCGCCAAAGCCTTCAATCTGAGATATTGGAGTATCCCTAAAAACCAATCTATTCAGAATCCTATTAAAACTGCTTATAAAAGCATACTCCTCTCGTACTGAATGCTTGCCAATCGGAGTCCTAAACCGACTTGTGTTTTTAACAACCTTAGAGGCATTTCCTATCGCTTTTGGCTTAGAAGGAGTATCCCAACCAGGACTTGTTGGGTTGTTGTCCTCAATTTTTATTCCATAAGCAAAAAAGGAATAACCTTGGTAAGTTCTTGAATTTAACCTCTTAGGAACTTGACTGAAATCTTTCTTCAAAGAACCGGTATAAGTCAAATCAACGAAAGAAGAATTAAGCCCTTGAATAGACTTTAACTCCTTATATCCATTCAACACCATATAAGGCACTACCTTGCCTTTGCTCGTATAATACCCGGTAGGCTTAAACTTATTTAACTTGCTCGGCAAGAAATTCCAACGATAAAAAGTGGTTCTCCTCGTGCTATACTTACCAATAGGTTGCTCATTATGGTCAAGGCCAGTATCAAATATCCTCTCCACATATTGCTTATGCACCATTTGAGCAGAGCTTTTCAAAGCTTGCTCCGAAGATTGCTTCATAGAAGCCTCTTGCCTCTTCAAAATTGATATGAAGTCCTCTATCTTCATGGGATTCGGCTCACTTGTCTAACCCTTTGTCTGCAAGAAAAACAACCAGTATCAGGCATATAGGCTTGTTCAAAATACCTCGACATATAGGCATCATACTGCTGTTGGTAATACTCTACAAGCTGAGCATTCCGCTCACGATTGTAGGAAATAATGCCATTCAGCCTTTTGGAGAACTCCATTTCCTTCATAATCAGCATCCCTGCCTTGTAAAGCAAAGGATAGCCCAACTGCCCTATATGAGCACACAGCAAACTCTCAAAGGAACAAGCCACTTGGTACTCAACGGAAAGACCGCCAGTCCAAGAGCCACCAGATATATTCTGCTCGATAACCGCACCAGTGGTAGGTATCTCAATAGTCCTCTCCAATACGTTGTTCTGCCACCTCGAACCCCTTGAACAACCCCCACAACCATAGACAGGGTAAAGCCCAGTTTGGTAGGAGTTCACCGCAGTAGCGTTATACAAGAAAGCAAGGTTAAGCATCTGCCCATTACTCGTGAACTTCTTGTTCACCACAAGCCGTGATGGAGTTCCTGCCACAGTAGTTACAGGGATGGTCTCTAAAACATTCCCAGTAATCAAATCGTAAACCAAGACGTTCACCGTTCCAGTGTAGTTCACCAAGAGATTAACGGCAGTAAGGGTAACGGCTATGTAGTCGGCTTGTCGGTAGCGAACACCGATGCCCCTCCAAACAGCAGAAGAGCCTAATGCTTCAAGTTGCTGAGGCCAAAAACCAACTTGGCCATCCCAACTGCTCGTTAGGTAGTTCCAACGATTGTATAGGTAAGCCAAAGACTCCGCCTGAATCATATTCGCGGCTTGGTCTATCTTTCTCTGAATGAGCGTGTAGGCGGTCTTATCTTCCTCATTAACGCCTGAATCAAGGTCGCTCATAGAGATGCCTGTCAAGTCATTGATGTATAGACCGCTTGAAGGAGTTTCAGGGTCGCACAAACCCCTAATACCAATTACGTTATTCCAACAGTTCATAGGGCAAATTTAACATAAAAAAAGGGGATGCTTTTCAGCACCCCCTCGTCATCACATACTAAGCCTTCTTAGTTGCTCACCAGACCATTGAAGATGTAGTTCACACCACTCAATGCATCGGTAGCGAAGAACATATCATCAGGCATTCCAACATACTCGAATGCTAAGCCAAGGAAGAACTTCCATTGGTTACAGTCAAGTTGAGCGTAGTAATCAAACTCCAAACCAGTTTCAGGGTCAACGATAGTGCCCTTCTTGATGGCTTGGTCGTTAATTACACGGATACCATTAGCACCCTTGAACGCATTGTAGCGGATAAGCTGAATAGCACCTGGGGCGAAGAACGCGAACTCACCAGCACCGAAAACAGAATCAGCCTTTGGCTCGAAGAAGAAGTACATCTGAGCATCCGAACTCATCATCGACTGAAGGTCAACGTTCAAAGTAGCGCAACAGCTGTTACGAACAGCAGTCATGTACTTATGAGACAACTCACCACCCACAACGATAGGCCTATCCCAACCCTCTGCCAACTGATATTGGTAGGTTACATCGGAAAGGTACTCATCCAAGTACACACCAGTAGTGTTGTTTTTAGTGCTTGTGGTAAGCAAGTTTCCGACAACCGTGCTGCCATGACCCACGGAGTAATTACCGAAGTTAGTGTCAATAAAGCTAACAGCTTCGGTGTTCATCTTCCGCTTAAGTGCTTGCAAGTGGTAAGCCAACTGCCGAGCAACATAGTTCTCGTCAGACTCACAACGAGGAGCAAGCTCATCCAAAGAAAAAGACCATCTGCGAGAAGCACCAACCGTAGGGTCAATGTTGTAAAGCTTAGAGGTCTCTCCGTAAACAGGGCCAGCAGCACAATTCAACTCAGCAGAAGTTGAAGTACCGGTGTCGGTCATACGAGGCTGATACACAACCTCAACAGCGCGATAGTGGCCGTTTCCGGTGTCAATCTGACGTTGCAGGATTCCCTGCTCATTCATGGGCGAGGTAACAGCACGAAGGGTGTTAATGTGCCCTGGGAACATTTGAGGGTCTCCTTTGAAGTAGCCCTCCTCAAGACGACCTTGAAGGTCTGGACAAGAAATAAAATCACTAAAAGAATAAGACATTTTGTTAGATATTAAAAAGGTTTTTCGGTTACTTAATGCCTAACCTCAGAGCACATTTGGCACTTAATGTCTGCCAGACACAGCGTGTCGTTATTTCTCTTGCTTCAAAGCCTCGAGGTGTCCCGAAAGCCTTGGGTGAGCATATCTTTTTGGGGCTTCTGGTGAAGGAGTTCTAACACTTGACGTGGTAGCCCTGCCTCCAGCATCCCCTGCTTTCTTTATCAACCCAGCTTTATCAGCCTCCAAACGATAAAGTTCCTCCGCAGTCAAATACCCTGTCCCCTTATCGTTCTTAATCTGATTGCCGTTTTTGTCCGTTACAATCAACTTGTCATCAGACATCGCAAAGATATACTTTTCTTTAATATCCATTTCAAAGCCCCTACGCGCATATTGATTGGCTAAGTCGCTCCAAGGAATAGAATTTTTAACCCTCTCCACGTTCATATTGGTTACATACTCTTGAAAACGAGTAGCAGAAGAAGCCTCGGTTTCAGCTAACTTTTCAGTCAAGCTCTTCGATAAATCCTCCTGCTCAGTAGCACGTCTTTTGGCCATATCCAACTGCTCACGAAGCTCCTTTAACTCTTGCGGAGTATCAGCGTTCTTAATCTGCTTTTGAAGGTCATCAATCAAGGTCTTGTTCTTAGCCTCGGCAAGCTCAAACAACTCGGATAACTTCTTGCCCTTAACATCATCCTCAGTCAAGCCAAATGAACGCTTGAACTTAGTCTCCAAAGCACCGAGCGTCTTGCCAGTAACCTTGTTGCGGATATCCTCATCATCCGCAGCTACCTCGCGGCTAACATACTTCTTAGCCAATAAATCCTTGAACTCATCCAAGGTTTCAAACTCTTGCTCTTTGTCAAAGAGCCACTTCGACATTTCTTTGTGGTCAATAGCCATTATTCTTCTGTTTTAGGTTTTCTCGTTCTCTTTGGTTTTTCTTCGGAAGTTTCATCCAAAGACTCTACATCCGTTTCTTCCCTCTCCTCAATCATATCCTCAACCTCTGGAAGCTCAGCATGAATTACCTCCCTCTGAACCACAGTAGCCTCAACAGGCTGAAACGAAGCATCATCAATGGTAATCTTGTACTTCTTCAGAAAATCGGCATTCTTAGCCGTAGCCTCCGAAATCCATATCACACTTCCGCGAGATATGGCTCTAATCTTTTTTGTTTGCATAGTTTTAAGGTTTAAGCGTTTTGTTGGTCAGCATTCTTAATCGGAACAAGCCAGTGGCGGCAACGATATCCGCCCAAATAGAAGAATATCGTTTCCTTGGTAGTCCCTGGCATTCTACCCCTCCATTGAGGCAAATCAGCCCAAGACTTAACTTGCTCGGTAGTGTAGGTGTTTCCGTTGCGCTCAACGCAGAAAGGCCTTGAATCTTGTATCAAGCCACCCTCATACCTAAACTCATTAAAGCCCAATAGCGTATATATCGAATAGGCATACGAGCGAACCACAGCAGAGAAAACAGAATCAAACCTCGTGTTCGTATTGTGGGAAACAACACCAAGTTTAGAGCTATTGCCGACTATCAACTCCTCCAAAGAATCCTCAATGGCAGAACGACTTGAGCCAGCAACAATTAAAAACACGATAAGGCTCGCTATCTCGGTAGAAATATCCCTTGAAGCACTCCGAATGTCCTCTGCGGCAATCCCCTCAACCTCCACTTGCCCAGCATTCAAAGTATTACGAAGCATCTCGCTTTCAGCGGATAAGTTAAACTCACCCTCAATAAGCTCCTTTACCCTATCAACACTCTGCTGAAAATAGGCTATCGTATCGGAAAACCCACTATCGTATAAAGCCTCCTCAATGTCATCTACCATCCCATTAAATCGAGCGTAGTTGGCATCAGTTTGCTCTACATTCCCCTCATCATCGAAGCTAAATTGAGAAAGCAAAAGAATGATAAGCTCAAAAAACCTATTCTCCGTCTCCTTGTTCCTCTGAGCTATCTCCTGCGGTACTTCGTCCAGAAGCTCTATTATTTTGTCGTAAGCCATAAGCAGACATATTGTCGCTCAAAGGTAGTGTATTTTTCTTGGGAACAAGCCTTTTAGCCACCTCTTCAATCTTTTTCTTTTGTTCTAAGTAGTCCAAAGCCAAAAATCCCTCATCCTCATAAACCAAATCCCTAATAATCGACTCTACCTTAAAGTGCATCAAGCCTTCCCACTTCTCAATCATACCACCAGCCACAAGCAACATAACCTCCTTAGCATCCAAATTAAAGTATGGGTCAACCTTAACAGATAGCTTCATAATGGCACTCTTTGTTTCCTCAATTGGAAACCTCGTGTCCAAGTACTGCTGAGCCAACATAGCCTTAGAGAACGATGGCGCACCCTTAATCTCGGCAGTAAGCTCGGCATCAGTCCTCATCTCGAAGTTCTGAGGGTAACGGATAGCAGGGGACTGCCAAGAATCACCAAAGCGCATCCGACCTATCATATTGATAGCGAACTCAAAGTCCGAAAAGACCACAGCAGAGAAACTCAAAAGGAAGCTGTATAACTCCTCTCGGTCAATAGCCTTACCAGTTGCTGTTTCCCTTCCGCTAATCTTCTCGTTGTTCATAACGTCAATAGACAAAAGCTCGAAAGCCATCTGAATATTGGTTATCACTTGCTTGTTTAAGAAGTCAAGAATTTCGTGCTTAACGTCTATGAAGCCAGCCGGGGGGACTTGTATCTTGGTCTCGGTTTCGGTTGTAAACCTATTGGGTGCTTGAATTTGATAGACAGAAAGTGGCCCGAACATTCGCCTCGTTCCTGTGCCGCCACAATTCGAACAAGCAATCGCCACTTTATCCTCAAAGCCCAAAGCCTCTTCAATCTGCCCACTTCCATTACACTTATCGCACTCATCGACATACTCCCACTTCTGCAAAAAAGCATGGGAAAACTTGCTCATTTGTAAAGTAGAGAAGTCATTAACCGCCTGGTCAAGGGCAGGGATAGCAGGCGTATAAAACGATTGATAGTAGTAATCGCCATCCTCTTGAACGCTAATCCCTCCCAAGCGAACACAAGGAAGTTGGTTGAGGTTATGGCGGTAGTATAATTCTATATCAAATATGTAATCACTCTTTCTGCCTACTTGCGTGGCAACTTGAATCTCGTTGCGGTCAAATATGAAAAAGACCAATCCATCCTCAACCTCCTTCGAGCCATCAGAGCCAAGCGTAACCTTACTGCTGTAATCAGCGCGGATAATGGCATACTCCTCATCCTTCCAAGCCCATACCCTCTTGCTCTTAAAACAATGTGCCGTTGGAGTTACCTCAATCGTATCATTGAAAGTACCATCCTCCAAATACTGTAAGTTCACTGGCATAATCCCCAAAACAGCATTGGGGTCAGTCAAGGTAACGAAGGTTACTATCTGCTGAAAGTAGGTTTCAATACTGCCAAACCTCGGATACTCTTGATTGAAATACCGCTCTTGCTCAACATTAGCATACCTAATCTCGTAGTTCTGCCTATTCCAAACACGACCAGCCACATTAACCGCCTTATGGAAATAAGGAACGGTTATCGGCTTGTAGATATTCTTTCGGTAGTTGAACTCGTGGGGCAACTCATTGGGAGCTTTCTCACGGAATAACTTTTCCGGGAAGGCATCATAGTCCGAGTGAACCCTAAGCCTCGAAGCCATTTCTACACACTCACGATAGGTAGGATAGAAGTTCGGGATGTAATACTTGTCCGACCGCTTCTTCGTCTCGTAGGTAGCGTATTCCTTAGAAATCTTTTCAAGAAGCTCAGAGGCTTGTTCAAGAGTCATCTTGAACCTCCCCTTCTTCCTCCTCTACATTTACACATATCGTAAAGTTTATGCTACAAAGGTAATAATAACTCAATTTGTTGTTTTTTCCACAAAACGGCTATTAGCCAGCAGTACATCGCTATCCCATGCGGCAATAACATCCCAATCATCACCTATCAAATTTAAGATAAGTTCAATTCTCGGCCGGCCAAACATATCGGTTAAATTGCCCCACTTAACGAACATAAAACTCGTAGAACCCACCGAAGCAAGGCAGTTCCTTACAACACCCAACTCGGATTCATACCAATCAATCCACAGCAAGTCAATGTAAGTATGCCCATACCCTCTAAGATATGATTCAAGAGAAACAGTTTTCACCTCTATCATCTTTCGGTAAGTAACCGAAGGAGGCATCCCCTCCGTATAAGTTGTAGTCCTGTTATATGCATACCGCTCACCCTCCATCGGAATCCACAGATTCGTAACACCATCCCTTTCCATAACCGCGCTGTAATTCATAATCACATTACTCGGTAAGTTAGGTATCACCTTACTCGCGTAAGGCTCAAAAGAATGAACAGTTGAACTCGGTATCTCAGCCAACTTCTTAGTAACCGAGCCATCCCTCGCGTTTATTTCGACTATCAGAATGTCCTCAATGTCCTTGAATGATTTGGTTACAATGTCGATTGCTTGCTGCATATAAACTCTCTTATCTTTTCGTATAGGTTGTAGTTGGTAAGATACTTCTTCTTCCAAGACAAAATTAGAGGATAAACCTCCTCGTACTTTACACTCGCCAAAATATCTTCTATCTCCTTAATAGCCGCCTTCGGATTGTCATACCGAACAAGCGGTATCGCAAAGGGAACATAGGTAGTAATCGTAGAACAACCCACATAAATCGGTATGCAAGAGCATAAAACAGCATCCAAGACCTCATCAGACATATATCCATCCCATATCCCACCTTCCATACAAACCGAGAACTCAAAAGGAATCAAACCATTAGCCTTGTTGGACAACTCCCCCTTCACACCCTTAAAGTTCAACCCCCTACCATACACAGAACCTATGCCACTCGTTGCTATCGCCTTGGCAATGTTCATTCGATAATCGTAAAAGCCACCACTCGTAGCACTCAAAACCATCCCCAACTTATGCGTTTTGGGAGGCAAAACCATATAATCTTCTATCTCACCTTCCAAGTGGTAGAAAACACCCATAGGAAAGTGTCTAACATCGCCTCTAAGGCCATAACTCTCGGCAGAGCCACAAGTGTACACCCTAAGGCAATAATCGCTTAAAAGCCTATCAAAATGCGTACTATCAGGCGGCTCAGTTATAAAGCCAAGAGTGCGTTCTTTCGGGGTAAGTATCTCATTGTCTCCCTTGTGGTCAAAGACTACCGCATAGTCATAGGAATCATCGGTTACGAACATCATCGTATCTCGAAGTTGCTTCACCCCCATAAATTGGTCGATAATCTTATCGTGGAGGGCAAAGGAAGTTGCCCAATCAGAAAAGGCGCGTATCTTAATTTGCTTACCCACGATTTATACCACCTTCAACAAGGCGATGTTTGTTGGCGTACTTGCCTTTCATAAGAGGAAGTATTTTGTACTCATGAGCCATAGAGAAAGTAGCGCAGACATTCCTCATAACCTTGTCGCACCTATCAATGGCTTTTAATGGAATCATCCCCTTCGGGCCAAATAAAGCAACCATTCTTGCCCCACCTATCTCTTGGTCATAGTTCGAAGTTCTCCCAAAGAACCTAATCGGGTCTCCAAAGTCAAGGTATGGATTTACCTTCAAGTCGGCACAAGCAACGGTCATCGCAAGTTCGTCTGGGTAGGACTGCCCCCAAGGCATCGAAAGATTGGAAGTAGGAAGTCCATCAAACATAGCCTTCATAGCCCTCTCAAAGAACTTGTTCAGCTCCTTGCCAGTCCTCATAAACATAAACGAAGAGTTCATTCCGTAGATAACAGCATCGGCAGGCAAGCCGTTGTAGTGCCGTATATCGGATTCAGATGCCCATAAGTGCCCACTCTGTAAAATGTAGTAATACCCCTTAGCCTTCTCGCAGTTCTCTACTATATCTCCAAATGGAGCTATACAGATAACATCTACATCGAGGTATAGGTAAGCACCTTTGTCGAGGTACTTGTAAATATTGAGCTTAGCCTTCCCAGGATGAAATACCCCATTGTGGGTAGTATCATCAGCATCCATACAAATGCTCTTATCGAAAATCCAAGACTTAGATTCAGGTAGCTTATGCTTCCCATCATGTAGGAGCGTTATCTGAACGCCTTGGTTAAAGTGCTTGATAGATGCCGCTGCATTGAAAGCCATCTGATAGTATTCCTTTTTGTTTAAGGCAAGAAGGACTATTGGCGTATTCATAGGGCAAAAGTAAAAAAAAAGAGCCACGCATTTGTGGCTCTAATTTGAAAGATGAGGATGAACGATTAAGCAGGAACTGTGTCGAAGAAATTAGGAGGAGCAGGAAACTTCTGAATACAAGCACCAACAGGGATGTAGGCAGTAGCCGAAACCTCGAACATTTGCAAGGCACGGTCATTGTCCGGAATCATCAAGGCAGCACGGTAGTTCGTAGGGAAGTTAATCAACATAACCTCATCGCTACCACACAAGTACAAAGCCAAATAGGTAGTACGAGTGTTAAGGTCGCAATAGAAGTCCGTGTTGCCACCTGTAAATGAACTTCCAGAAGAAGCACCAGTAGCATTGGCATCCTGCCAAGTACAAGTCCAGTTGAAGCCCACAAGGATGTTTTCAGGTCCACAAGCAATCGGATTGGGAACTTCAACAGCAGCAGGACTTGCAACAGTGCCTTTAATCTGCCGGATAGGTTTTACGCTACCAGCAGTAACCCAACTTTCCCAAGTAGCATCCAAGGATAGGTTTGGAGTTCCATCTAAATCTAAATCACAATTCAAGATAGCGGCAGCGGAAATACCGCCAAGTTTATAATCTCCACAGACTACTATCTCGTGGTCTGGGAGTTCGGAACAATCATAAGAGCAAAAAGCCATTTTTTTTAAGTTTAAGAAGTTTGGTTTCGAGGAACTTTATATGGTAGCCTCTACCACAACAACGACACGCAAATATACGCTAAATACACATATTCTTTTTTAGGTCTTGGGTCTTAGCCTCCACCTCCAAGCTCACAGGAGCAAGGCGGCTCATACGAATGTATGTTGGAGTGTATTCGGTAGTTCTCGTAAAGAAATTATCATCCACGCTGTAAAGGGCATCTTCCAATAAGAAGTTATCGTGCCTACAAGCAAGGCTCAGGGCATCGTGAACGTACTCTGGAACTCTACCGGTATTGAAGGAAAGAGCCTTCCTCCTTTCAGCATACACAACCCTCTTTCTGCCAAGCGAATCTTGATAGGAAATCATCGTGCCATCGTACTTGGCATCTCGAACATTCCCAGGAAGCCTCATGTGCTGAGTGAACGTAGGACTTGTAGCAGGGTAGTAGAATCCGAATCCGAAGGCATCCTCTCCTGGTTTTGCTCCAACAGGAGGCGTAGTATCTTGATAGTATTCAACCCCAACCGTTCCACAAGGGTCGAGGATGGGCTTTATGCACACGGACTCGAAGGTGGCGATACAAGTATCAATTCCACAACAATCTCCATTTTGAAGTTTTATCTTCATGCAGTTATCTACATAAGTAGAGAACGCTGAATTACCTATAACAGCCTCTTCCGGTATCCCATCTATCTGATAAACCCCTGTAATGTAATAGGTCTCGCCATCTATCGTTCCGAAGTTGTAGTGGATTAAGTTAAAAGCACCTCCCCACTCGTTAGGAGTTCCGTTAGCGGTTACTAACTCAGATGGGAATATATTACAAATGCTAAATGTTTCGACCCTCATTGCAGCCGTACACGGTGCTCCTTCTGGCTCACATCTCGTTGCTGGCACTGCTTCGGTAGCCGTTATGGTTAATGAAATTAAACTATCTTGGATGTCTGAGAAAATTATCTTACTGCACTTTTGTAATTCAGAAGGACTTTGAACTATTATATCTTGCGTTTGGATTGGAGTGCTGCTCCCTTGAACTTGAACCGTAACGGTTATAGGGTAATCACGAGATGATTCACACCCCTCGCATGATGTATCCCAATCTAAACAATAAAAAACAACGAGAGGACATCCTTGAATAGCTACTACCTTTTGAAAAGTTATAAGCGATGCAGGAGTACCAATACTGGTTGGCCCGAAAGCTATATCAAAGCCCCCGCTTGAAATACTGCCATCTGCATTTACATTAACGTTTGTGGCATCATTTTGCTCAATCTGACACATATCGCCCTCATCCAAACTTCCCTCTATCGAGAAGCTGAAATAATCAACGGAACGATAATACTTATCTCCAATGCCATCAGCGTACCGCTCGAATAACATCGGAGAGCAGTAGTCCGAAGGAGGGCAGTCAGGGCATTCAGCTTCCCCCAAAGGAAGTAACTGCCAGTCAAGGGGCTGATTCGGTGTAGCTTGTAAACTCATTCCGTTAAAAGTTCAAATTTAGTCATTCCAGTAGTAATGCTGTATTCAAGGCTGAACACCCAACCAACGTCATTCAATCCGCTTCCATAGCGAATCTTCTGATATGGATTAGCCCTTATCGCATTGAAATTATCAACCGATATAGGTGCTTCAAAGGATATCTTGTTCTTGATGTTCACCCCGGTAGTGTTGGGCACAAAGTTACCATTCCAATAAAACCCATCTCCGCCACGATGAGCGTATGCCTTTACTATTTCAGGATGGTTTACAACCCCTGCAAGTATCTCGGCTTGGAAACGATATGGGCAGTACGGAGCACCTGCCACTACACCCCAGTCATCTCTCTTGTAGTAACTCACGCCATGAGCAGCTATCTTGTAGAAATTCGTAACATACCCAGTTGTACTCTGCTCATCAGGGTCTTTCTCGGCTATATACAAGGTTTCGTCATCCAAAGTTGGAACGCCATCGAGCTCAACTAACGAATCAACGGTAGGTATTATAAACCCAGTAGTTGCGTCATAGCTTTGGTTATTGCACACATTACTCACATAATCCGCTTCCTCCTGAATCCCTGCCTCGAAGGAAGGATTCGTATTGGACTGCCCTATCTTGAGTGCCGATATGCCAAAAACATTATCCTTAATAAGCTTTATCTCATAAATATCGCCAATGGAAAAAGCCTCGGTTGTCTCGTAGAAGTTCTTCTCTTGCCCTATCGTAACCACGTCATTCCCTGCCCCATCCTTGGTGAACTTTAACGCCGTATTAAACAGCACCCCAAACCCTTGTTGTAGGTCGGCAAATGAAACGTTAATCTTAGCTGCATTGGCTATGGCATCATCCTCTGGAGTTGCTGCCGCAGGATTAACGAAATTCTTTAAGGTCTTGCCGGAAGTTATCCTCGTATTATACGGGCCGTAGCTATACGTTCCCTCTTGCGTTATTGTAAGGCCTCCAAAGGTGCAATCAACCAAATTCACTACTTGTAGCGTACCGGCATCCCAAGGGAAGTAAACGTCTATATACCTATCGAAGCCGCCAGGGTTTGGAGCAGGGGCTACTTCGGGCTCTGTAACAAACATAGCCCTATCACAATAGTTCTCTATCCACTCGCCATCAAATGGATTTATGCTTGTCATAGTAAAATGACTTCCTATGACCTCACCTATCATCAACAAAACTCTTTGTGGAGTGAATGCCGTAACTATACAATCAATAAGATTCACGCTTATTGTTTGCTCTACCCCATAGGCATCATTAAACTTTACTTGGCAAGCGGGATTTGCGCCCGTTGTATTACAAGGGCTATTTATCCTTATCCTCCAGTGGTCAGGATTAAAATACTTTGAGGATTCAGAAAAATAAGGATTTATAGGGTCATCTTGAAAAGTAAGTGGCGCGTTGTTCGTAAAGTACCTCATAACGTATGGATACAACTCCATAAGGCCATACCAACGAAACGGACCATCAACAAACGCCCCTTCATTAGGCCAATAGTTTACCGAAGGAACGCCTGCATAAAACGGATTATACAATATCTCCCCAATAGGGGATAAGGCAGTTCCATCAATACTCTTCTCGCTGTTTATAGGAACTTTAACATCGTAGTTTCGTGCCAGTAGAGAGGATAAGGAATTATCCGAAATCGTGCACTTGGCTATACACCTGCTAATATCAAGCTCAATATCAGCAAGGAAGATAATCCCCTCAAAGAAAAAACCGGTGCAGTCATTCTGCTCAATACGAACAGGTATCTCCAAGCATTGAGTAGAGTCCGTAAACAAACGGTAGATAACGTCCCAACCATCACCCCAAAAGGAAAGGTCGGAAACAATGTTACTCACTATCCCACTAAACTGCTCATCACGATAAATCTTAATATTCGCATCAACCAAGCCCATAGGCTCATCGGATAAGGCTATCCAAGACGTGCCATCATTTATAGATACCTGAAAACTCATTTAATTCTCCTTCGGTTAGCGATTTTCATAAAAGAACTCTTGGACACGATTGCCTCCGCAATATCGTTAGCATTCCGTATGGTTACAGCACCATTCCTCTTAACAGCATCCACCAATTCAGCATTCTGGTAGGCAAGTTCAAGGGAGGTGTTGTTAGAAGCCATAAGAGAGGGCTTGTCGATAGAACGAGGATAGGCAGGTAGTTTGTATGCCTTCATCAATTCTATGGGCATAGCGTCCTCCCTAATGGCCTTTAAGACATCCTTATACTTCCTCGTTTCCTCACGAGTCATCACCGACTCACCTTCTTGGAGTTTTGCGTAGAACTCATCACTCTTTAAGCCGTTATCAGGCTTCTTCTTCGAGTTCTTACGGATATCCAATCCCCCTTCGTGGAAGGTGGGCAAAGGAGCAGAGTTTACCGCATTCAACTGAGCCGCAGAAACGCCTAAAAGAAGTGCAGTAAGGGCAGCGGCAACAGGAGGTACAGCACCGAATTTAGACCATACATTGGCAATACCCTGGGCGGTGTTTAAGACAATACCAAACTTAGCGGCATCACGCTCGGCAAGGGCTTGCCTCTTCTTAATTTCGGCTACCTTCTCATTGTACTCGTTCTCACGCATAAGACCTGCATTGAACCTCTTTTCGAGCATCTCTAACTCAGCTTCATTTGCCCTACGAGCTAACTCCATACGCAAGTCGTATAAGTCCTTAAAGGCGTTGCCCACAATATTGAGGGCATCTTTTATCTGCCGTAATTGCTCATCATTAAGTCCGAATGGGTTTTCAGTTATTCCTTCTTTTCTTTTCTCTCCAGACTGACGTATCTTATCAACGGTATCGTTGTATTCTTTACTGCCAACTGTTACCAAAGCACCTTGAGAAACTTGAGGCAAGCCAGTAGTCGGGTCAAAACCTTCCACCGCACCAGTTCCTCTAACCCTACCTGCCATAACCCTTTGAGTATATTCAACAATCCTATCTTGAACCTCCTTGTCAATGTCTTTTATTTCTTTTGTGCCACTACTTAAAAATGGCTCTTCTATATAGTCTTTAAGGTCTTGAAAATATTCTTTATCTTCTTTTCTGGCATCAGCATACATCTTTTTAACCTCAGCATTGAACTTCTCCCTTCTTGCTTCGGCAAGCTCTCCAAGTAATTCGTTTTGCTTTATCTCTCTTTCCATCTCTATCCTCATAGCCTCCTCCTTAAGCCTCATTTCATCGCTTGTCATCATTTCAAAAGAGGCAAATTCTTGCTGAACTAATGAAATCTTCTTTTCTACCGAAGCAAGCTCTAAGTCTAAAATGGCTACATTGTACTTTTTAGTCGCATCAAATCTCTTTTTATTGATATCTTCTAATCTCTTGGAATATTCTTGCTCAAGAAATTCTTCGTTCTCAAATGCAATCTTAAGAAGCTGCTCATCTTTATCGAGGGCATCTAATGTGTTTTGAAGCGATTCTTTTTGGTATTCCTTAAGGTTTATTAAGTTCTTTTCAAGAACTGCTTTTTGTTCATTTATCGTTCTAACTCCCCTTTCATAAGCCACCTTCTTTTCATACTCACTAAACTCATAATCAAGTTTTTCTACTTTGAGTTGATACTCTTGCTTGTTAGCCAACAGTTTTTGTGAGCTTTCTCGGTCATTGTGATTGGCTAAATCTAACTCGGCTTTAGAAAGCTTTTTTTGCAACTCTAATAAGTTTTTAGAGTTTGTGGTTTCCATCCCAAGTTCATCTTTGCCCCTCTTTTGTAGTTGAAACTTTTCTTTTTCTACCGCTATTTTAGCCAAGTCAACAAGCCCTTGAAGATATTTTTGCCTTGCTTCAAGAGCATTTTTATCCTCTTCCTCTCTTTTTAGGTCAGTTTCCGATAAAGACTGATGGATTTTTAGATAGTCGGCAAGATATGCTTGCAACATTTCACGCAAATCCCCTGTCGTAAGTCGAGTGCCAACTGGTAAATTCAAGGCATTAGCACTTAACGTACCTGTTTCTCTTAGCCGTTCATTTAGTTTTTTAATTTCTTCCTCTGCTTTTTCTGGAAAATCCTTAAACTTTTGTTCTATTTCTTCTACCTTTTTTCCATAAAAATCTAACTCCTTAGTCAATGTTTGGATAAAACTTTCCCTACCCTCTTGGTCAAGGCCTCTAAACCTTTGAGAAGCTTCTTGACGTTCAGATGCGGCTTTTTCGGCTTCGGCAACTCGAGCCTCATAGTCTAACCTTGCAAGTTCCGCTGAAGAAAACAGGTCTTTTGCGGAAACTTGACCTCTCGCTTGAACCAATCCTGTGTTTAGATTTTTAACGTCAATGCCTATTTTTAAGCTGCTAATTTTAGCCATTTCTATGGCTAATGCTTGCTGAACCCTTTTAGCAAAAGCCTCTCCGTTTAACTCCGGGTATCTCTTACGCAAATCATTTTCAATTTGAGTTCTTTTCTTAGCCTCTACTTCTGCCGCAAAAATTCTTCTCCTCTCCTCATAATCCATCCTACTTTTTGCCCTATTGCCAAGAGCACTTGAACCTTCTGCCGTATCCCCTTGAAGCGAAAGAAGGAATGCAGGCCCAGAAACTTTTATCGTGGACAAGGCAGCAGTAAAGGCCTTGGCAAGATTGAAGCCAATTTGAGGTGCTTTTTGTATTAAAAATGTGAAAAAACCATTAACAAGAGTTGGGATTAGTTTTAATAGAGTTGCACCTACCCCTGCACCAATAATAACATCTCCTATAACACCTCTATCATAAGCATCCTTTTCCGCAGCTGTTAAATTCCGTGCTTTTGAAACATTTGTAAAATCCCTTAACTTTTCAGTTATCGTATTTAGGGCATTTTTTATTGGCTGCACATCAAGTAGGGTGAACTTAAAATCAAGCCAAGCTTGTTCCGTTCTCTCTATCGTTGCAGTCAATGAATTCATCTTAGACTCAAGAGCTGGGGCAAAAGTCTTTTCAAGCATATTGATAAACTCTGGTAAGACCTCTCTTGAAAGAATCTTGCCCTCCTCTTGAAGCTTCATAAAGTCCCTTTCGGTTTGAACCGATTCCGGATGAAGCTTCTTATACGCTTGATACATAAGAGATGCCGCACCAGGCAACGACTCACCCATCTGTCTGCGTAACTCCTCAGCAGCAACTACACCCTTAGACATCATCTGCTGTAAGGCATAGAAAGACCTTTGAACTTGAAGGTTGCTCGCACCCACCGCTCTTAAAGATGAGGCAAATCGAACAAACATATCCTCAGTCTGAAGAACCGTGAAGTTTGCTTGCTGAGCAGCAATAGAAAATGAAGAAAACTGCTCAATAGTGGATTGGTAGTCAAGACCAAGCGTTCTTATTCTTTCTGAAAGTCTTAAAAATCCTTTTTCCCCTTCTTCTTGTCCGTTGTATATGAAATTAAACCTTGATTGAACAATCTCAAGTTGAGCTATAAGTTGAACTAACTCTTTTGTAAAGTTTACAATAGAACCAATGGCAAATGCAGCAGACACATAGCTTGTTATTCCTTGAAGCGGTCTTGCAAAGTTTTGTTCAGCTCTTATTCGCTCTTGAGATGCCCTCGCCCTTTCCCTCTCAGCTTGTTGCGTTGCCCTTACTCTTTCCTTTTCTGCTTGCTGAGTGGCTCTTACTCTTTGTTTTTCAGCCATTTCAGCAGCGCGAACAGCTTGTTTTTCAAGCCTTTCCCTTTCTTTGGCCTCTCTTTGTGCTACCCTTACCCTTTGTTTCTCGGCCATTTCAGTGGCACGAATTGCTTGCTTTTCAATCCGCTCCCTTTCTTTTGCCGCTTTCTCGGCTGCTTTTACTCTTGCATTTTCCGCAGCTTCGGTAGCCTTAACAGCAGCCTTTTCTTTTCTTTCTTGAGCAAGTAAAATTCTAAATTCTGCCGCCTCTCTTTTTTTTGCGGCTGCTTCCGCAGCTCTGACTTTGGCGTTTTCAGACGCTTCGGCTGCTTTTACTTTAGCCTTTTCTGCTGCTTCCGCCTCTTTTTGAGATTTTTTTGCCAATGCCTCGGCAACTTTTTGAGCTTTTTCAGCTGCTTTTACTTTGGCAGCTTCCGCAGCTTCCGCAGCTTTTGCCTTAGCCTTCTCAGCGGCTTCGGCTGCCTTTTGAGCTTTTTCAGCTTCCTTCTGAGCAGTATTGGCTTGAGAGGCAATCTTTGATGTGCCCCCAGCTTGAGACGCGCTCTTGTTTAAGTTTTGAATAGATACATTAGCACTATTCGAAGCTCGCATCAAGGTTTCATTAAGAGCTATTAACTCTTGTAACTTAGCTTTGTAAGCCTCAACGCTTGCCGTATATTCTATCTGTATTCTTGCCATCGCTTTTTAGACTTTCCATTTCCCGTTTCTGCCTCTCTCGATTAAACTCAAGCAAAGTTAAGGCTTTTTCAACGGACACTTTCATGTAAGCGTTGTAGCGAAGGACATCCCCCTCAGATAGATAAATAACTAATTCACGGTACTCTTTGTCTTGGTCGTAGAGCTGCCTACCAAGCGAGGTGATTTCATCAACTCCTCGAGGGCTTTGAGGCGGGACTGAGACATCTCTAAATATGTTTCCCAATCTTGTTCGAAAGAATCTAAGTTGGGAAAGAACTGTTTCAACCCGCCGGAAACGAAAAAATCATATAACCCCTTGCCTTTGTAGTTCCTTCGGAACATCTCGACCTTCTTCTGCTCAAACTCATCATTCCAATCAGCAGGGTCTTGGTCTTCCCTTACAAGCATACAGCTTGCAAGTTCCATCATAATTTCAGGGTGAATCAAAATCTTCTTGCGCTCCTTCATCTCCCCTATCAGAAAACCAATCCTCGATATAGACTTTAGCTTTTCAGCATTAGTGGACTCGAATAAAGCAGACTCCATAGAATCGAGAAACCGCGTTAGCTCTTGGTCGCTCACCATCCTCTGAAGCTGCATTACGAAGTCCTGAGCCCTCCCAAGACGCTCCAATGGCATCTCAAAGAGAGAGTCAAACACATAGAACCTGTGCCCCTCGCAGACAAATGCGAACTTCAATCCGCGCATCTTGTCTGGCTTATAGGTAGCATCCCAAACAAGTTGATTGAACTGCTTGGGAAACCATTTGTAAAGTAATTCGGCTATCACGATAGTTTTATAAAAATGAAGTTCAAAGGTATGCAGATAACGCACACGATAGCCATTTCTATAAGACTAAACCCAAAGTAAGGGGTTAAAGCAGTAATACAATAGTAGAAAACACCCCAAACGGAAGCCATACAGCCAACGCAGTTGTATAACGGCTTGCTCCATACACTTGACTCAGGAACAAGCTTGGAAAGAATACGTCTTAGCCATTCAAGCCACATATCCACCTCCATAGAAATATGGGTAGCCACAATCATGAGGCTAACCACAATAGCTCTTTCAATCAGCATAAAATAGTTCAAATGAAACACAATCAGCAGCCTCGGAAGTATTAGGCATCTCAAACTCAATGGGGTCATCCAAAGAACAAGTTGCATCTGCATAAACCTTCACCTCATAAGTTCTGTTTGGCGCATAGACAGCCTGACTTATAGAAATAGAAACATTCCCAGAGGCATCACTCGTTACCGTTTCGTTAATGTATCTATTCAAGGTTAAGTCAAGTATCCTAACCAAATAGTCGGTAGATGCGGTTAAGTTAGTAGCCACGAGTATTTCATCGCAACAAATGTCATAAGTCCCAATGGAAGGACAATCGGTACACTCAATACAGCTCATAGGGCATGTGTTTATAACCACTCTTTTTCAAGTGGTAAATATACCACTCTCCAAGATATGTGTGGAATCCATAACGGAGGCAATCTCCGTGGTCTGCGAGTTGTGTTATTATATTTCTATTTCGCTTAATTATGCTTCCCATGGCATCACATTTGAGCATTCGAAGGTCTCTTGCCGTATTGGGGCAAGTCTTTGGATTAACCTTAAAATCAGGGAAGTGCCTCAAAATATAGTTACACTCGGCTCGAGAGTTCTCGTGCTTGGGGTTATCTTGAACGCGGATTTGCTTTCCGCTTAGCTTTAAGCCCCTTGCTAACTGCTCATAGTAGTTGGCATTATCCCTCTGAGATAAATCACCTCGTTTGCCCATAGCATCGCCAGTAACCAAGCACATAGGAAGGTATGGCTCATAGCGTTCTTTTATAACGTCTATCATCTTAGGGATAGAGCCATCAGCAACGGAGAACTCATCAACGATATGGAAGTGCTCGCCTTCATCGTCCTTCCACTTTTGGCATACAATACCTGCGAAGGGCTGTAAGTTGAAGTCAAAGGAGAACAAAATCGGCAAGTTCGGATTGAAAAACGTCTCTTGGCTTTCGTGCTGCTTCGGCTCAAATGCGGTGAAGAATGGATTTTCAGGCTTCTCTTGAACCTCCCAGTCGCCCTCAACGAAACGAAGGTACTCGTACTCCGGCATATTGGCCTTCAAAGAATTGAGGTAGTCCTCCGGGATATACGGATTATCCGTTATCTTGGATGGAATGTACGCCCAAGTGTCAGGCAGAGTTCCCTTCACCCACTTATCGTAAACCTCCTCCTTCACCCAATTACTTGCCGGGTTGCAAGTAGCCAAGACGACAATAGGAGGCCTGCCCTCAGCGTTGTTCCAAGAACCTGCCCTCTCTAACATTTTATACAAAGTAGCCTCTTGGCACTCGTTAATCTCGTCAATCCCACCTCCGTTGATTTCAAGCCCTTTGAAGCGGTCAAGGTCTTTATCGGTATCGTAGTTCTCGCCCATAAAGATAAGCTCACTGCCGTTACTGAATGTAACGGTTAAGGACTGCTTATCGTAGCCAGATATGTAATGTTTAAGCCCTTCACTCAGTATCATATTAAATGTAACCATAGTGGTTCGCTCAAGGGTAGGTCTTGAAGAACGCACTATTAGCCACCGAGACTTAGGATACTTAGAGCAAAGAGATATGAAGGTGAGAAGAAGCCAGTAAGTTTTCCCGCCTCGAATTGCCCCGCCAAATAGAATGAACTGCTTTTCCCCGGAAAGAGCAAGTTTATAAGCTAACGTCTGCTTCGCCGTTAGTTTCATCAGATTGATTGTTAATAACTTGTGTATATGTTTCAGCCATAATAGAAGCTTCTTCTTTTTCTGGCTCAGTAAGCTCTAAAACAAAGGGTTTATTGTCTGCTTCTATAACTTGGGATTGTGGTTTTCCGTATAGATAGGCCAATATAAGCTCTATCGCTCTCATGTTTCCTTGGATTCCCATAGTTATCAAGCGAGCAACTAATCCTTCTGCACGAGTAGTACCGCTAATTTTTTTAGAGAGTTCAGCCTCAATCATTTTACGGAGGTCTTTCTTCTTAAGTTCAGCAGCTCCGACAATACTACCATGCGGAACGCCATTAACTATTCTTGTATTCTTGCTTAACTCTACAAGATTAGCCCTCCTTTTCTCTTTTTTTTCTAATGGACTTTCTTCCATGTGTGCAAATATGGTAGATTTTTATGAAAAAACTGACTTAATTAGGGTTACTATCTTTGTGGCATTAACCAAGCCACTTAATGATACACTCAATTCAGCAGATGCAGCCAAACATTCACCTAATTACTATAAAAGGCAAATCTTGTGATTTTTTGTTGATTTCTGACCTACATTGGGATAATCCAAAATGCGATAGAGCGTTGCTAAAAAAGGACTTGGATGAGGCGGTTGAACGTAACGCACTCATTATCGTGAACGGAGACTTCTTTTGTCTAATGCAAGGAAAGGGCGACCCAAGGAGAAGCAAGGATGACATCCGACCCGAACACAACAAAGGCAACTACCTGCAAGCAGTGGTCGAGGATGCGGTGGATTGGTTCGCACCATACAAGGACAACCTTGCTTTAATCGGCTATGGCAACCACGAAACAGGAGTATTACGGCACATGGAGTTTGACGCACTTCAGCAGTTCCAAGCCATCTTCAATTATAAGCATAAAGGAAATGTGCAGATTGGCGGATATGGAGGCACTATCCATATTAACTTGGA